TATCTATCGTAGCGGTTTTCTCCTCCTGCCTGCTGAGAACCTTCATTTTTGCGATATCTCGGCTGTATTCGGGCAGGTCACTCATCTCGCTTATCCTCTCTCCTGGTCACCCATAGACAACTCGACCTTTTCAATCTCAAGCCCTTCATATGCAGACATACACACAATACCGCAAGAGATATTGGGTTCATCTTGGTAGTTTCCAACGTCAGGGTCAAGCTCATCCAGGAATACGCGAATTCTTTCGGTACCCTCATACCGCTTGTTTATGGCAACATTTAGCTCCCTTTCAAGCTTTGCCATGCGATCAAATACATCGGGAAAATCCACACGTATCTTATTCCAATAACCACTTTGCCCTTTTACGCATCCGATACAGTTGTTGTTGGTATACCCCATTTTATACATTGTAGGAATCTCTATCCCTGCTTTCCACAGCAGACCCAAGCAGTCTTCTTTGGTCAGCCCTTCCTCGATCAATATCCACTCAGTGATAACTTCAGGGTTTTGTTGGTTAAATCTTGCTGCCCGGTGCTTCTCGTCTATTGTATACCCAAGCATTTGGATATCACCCTCTTCTTCAAACGCGACACGCACAGCACGCTTTAACTCTGAAGTGCAGCGTGCTCCTGCAACGCCCACAAGGTATCTCGTCTTGCTATACACATCCCAAGTATCTTTATACACCGCACTTTTTAATCGTAAAATTGGCACACCAATCCACTGCTCAATGTCTTCAAGAAACCGTAGGTTGTCAGGATGCTCTGTTGTCGATAAATCACAGTATGCTATCACACATTCCTTGCCATATTTTTTCACTGCCATCTTTGCTGTTACAGCAGAGGCTGCACCACACGAAAACCACACCACTTTTCTTGCCATATTGATCACCTCTTCATCCTTTCTCCTATCCACCCTAAACACGGCACAGCTATCGAGTTCCCAATCGCTTTGTATCGTGGTCCATCTGGACAATCTTCTTTGGGCTTGCCTCGCCAGGGTATCTGCGTATAGTTGTCAGGCATACCCATTAACCTTTCACACTCTACGGGGGTTAAGCGTCTGACAATCATACCTTTGGATATTGCGTGTGGCTGATCATATGCCCCCAAGCAAAACGAAGTTTTGCTTGTTACGCTTGCACCACCTTTGTCCCCTTGCATATTTACCATTAATGCTTGCTCCATCGTGCCCTTCATACCTCCTCCTGTTTATTCCATCGAGTCCATCCAGGCATAAAAAGCTTGCATAAGCTCAGGTTCAGTAGGCTCAAATCCGGACGCAAGTAATTGTTTGTAATTTTTGCGTCCTTTTTTGGATAGTCTGGCGGGTGTCTCCTTGCTATCTACAAATCCCTTGTCCACAAGGTCGTTCATTGTTCCCAGCGTAAAAAGGCTAATTTTTTCTGCATGTGACATTGTTTTGATGTTCATAATGGATTCCTTATCTAGTTTTTCTGCATGTGACATTGTTTTGATGCCATCGCCATCGCCATAGCCAATGCCAGTGCCAGGTCATCAAAATGGTTCATTGTATCGCCTCCATGATCTCTTCAAACGTCCCGACAGCCCCGAACTTGTCACAGGTCGCATAGTAGTGACCCGCCTTGTTGTTGTCCGTAGGCTTCCAGACGTAGATGGGTTTGCGGTGGCACATCGTCTTTGCCTGCTCACAGGCTTTTATATGCTTACAGCGATACACACCCCCAACTTTCCAATGTGCCTTCCAGTTGAACTTATAAGCCTCACAGGTGCATGATGGATTTCTCAGATCAAGTTTATACATTTTCAAAACCCTCCGAAGAGCCATCGCCATAGCCAATGCCAGAGCCATCGCCATCGCCATCGCCAGAGCCATCGCCAGTGCCATAGCCATAGCCAGTGCCATTGCCATTGCCATTGCCATTGCCATCGCCATAGCCAGTGCCATAGCCAGTGCCATCGCCATAGCCATTGCCATTGCCATAGCCATCGCCATCGCCAGTGCCAGTGCCATCGCCATAGCCATTGCCATTGCCAGAGCCATAGCCATAGCCAGAGCCATAGCCATCGCCATCGCCATAGCCATCAGCGATTATTGCTCCCATACAGGCACCTCTGAAATGTTTTTTCGCGCAGGCTCAGTGCATCTGATAATCTCGATGGCTCCCAACAGTCGCACCTCGTCTACTTCACAGGGAAACTTGCATTCGCCAGGGCGCTTCACACCTTCCATAGCCAATTGGGACAACGACGAAGCACCAGACCAATACCAAAGTCTACGCACAGAAACCATGACGACCTCATCACCGTCTTTCTCCTTTAAATACCCTGCAAATACGCCAGCATCTCGTGTCCTCACAATCACATACCTCATATCATTCGTATCACAGTATTTATGCTGTGATCCACTGCCCTTCAACACATACACTTCGCCATTTATGATTACCTCATCCATTTTTCTCTCCTTTCCAATCTTCCCTGTTCATTCTGTTTCAATCCTCTCTCCTATCCACCGCAGACCAGGCACTACAATGCTGTTGCCAATCGCTTTGTATCGTGGTCCATCTGGACAATCTTCTTTGGGCTTGCCTCGCCACGGTATCTGCGTATAGTTGTCAGGCATACCCATAAGCCTCTCGCATTCTACAGGCGTTAGTCTGCGTACTACCATATCGTTCAACATAACTCCTGCATCATCATAACAATCAAGTGTCACCGATTTTTCATTCTGCAATGCTGAGTGTCTTTGAAAATTATAGCCCACTGCGTGATGGTGAGCCTTTGAAAGTGTGTTCAAAGGCTCACCATCATTTCTTATGCCCATATCAGAGTGGGCATCGCTACGCCATAATGCATTCATCGTATCTATGGGATAACAAGCCACCGCTTGCCCTCCCTGCGCCTCAAGGGGCAAGGACTTGCCCCTTATGCTTACTGGCGTTTGTCGTGCGTGGAAGCCTACCAGATCGACATCTGCCTGTTTTGCATTTTCTGCTCTCACCACACCTGCCTGGTCAGAGGACACATAACGCGACCTGCCGTCAGCACGAAAGGCGTTGCCCTTGCCACTGCCGTTGCAACTCTCGCCCCCGTTTGCATACTGAGCAACCATCGGCTCACGTTGCCCCCGTTCCTGGGCATCTAATGGTCCCATTAGATCCCTTCTTGCGTTCTGCTGCCCATCAAGACCAATGCATTCTCCAACGCCTCTGGCAACTTCTTCCCCCTCTTCTTTGCCCGTCTCAATATGCCCTGACACGCTGTCGGGCTTAAATAGTATTTCTGATGGGCTGAAGTCTCCAGAATGTCCGACAACCGCGAAGACCCTACGCCTTCGTTGGGGGACTCCGAAATGTTGAGCATCCTTAACAGTCCACGCTGCGACTCCTTCTGGTCCAGACACCATACCCGCGTTTGTCCACCTGCCCCCATGCGTTGTGAGGGGATGCCTTTCTCCCACCATTTCTGCGAGAAAGCAACCGAAGGCGTTATCGGGGGTGTTGAGAACCCCTGGGACGTTTTCCCAAACGGCATATCGAGTGCCAACTGTTCGTAGCTCATCCCATAACCTCGCAAACATCAGGGTTAGATTGCCTCTCTCGTCTTCAAGAGATTGTCGTTGTCCTGCCACGCTGAATGCTTGGCAAGGCGTACCGCCAAACAAGATGTCTGGAGGGTGATCGATCATATACTGCCACGACTCTTTGCTTGTAAAGTCTCCCAGATTTGGCACATCGGGATAGTGGTGCTTTAATACTGCCGATGGGAATGCTTCGATCTCAGAAAACCATAATGGTTGCCATCCCAACGGCAGCCATGCCAAACTCGGTGCCTCTATGCCACTGCATATTGATCCGTATGTTAGCATCCCTCTCCTTCTTTCAGTCATTTTCCCCACTCTAATGCTGACGCCTCTGCCTTCTCTGCGCGTTCACGTTGTTCGTGCATTGCATGAGATGTCTCAACATTAACACCCTCAAGCCACTTGTTCCTGTCAACAATAGGGCGCACCAAGTCGATGATTGCGTCAACTTTGAGGAAGTCAGGCTTTCCACCGCACACACTCAGCACTCTGTCAATGCTCTCGCGCAATGAAGTCAGCGATGCAGTATCAGAAACCTCAGCAGTCTCAGGTGTATCTTCAGATTGCGCCACAACTTCTCCATCTTCTGCCTCCTTTGCCTCACTTTTCATACCATGCCGGTACATTTGTGCCATAATACTTGTCTCGTCATACTCTGCTATCACTTCATCATCGTTTGTGTAAGTCAAAGGCGTTTGTAATGATTGTCCTTTTTGAGCATCAAGCCACTCTTCCACTTTCTCAAGTCTATCATCTCCATCGCCTGCCTTCTGCTCTAATACCTCGATCCGCTCAATACAACGCTTCAAGGCAACCGCTGATACCTTCATGCC